CCGTCAGCAAAGTGGGCAAGTGCAGGTGGGTTCACTACAAGTAAGCAAAACTTACAACTACTAGAAGGTGCTGCACGTTCCAAAGGTATGGATGATGCAGTAGATTTTCTTTATAAAGTTCGTAGGTTGTCTGCTGTGGACACTTATCTGTCTTCCTTTGTGGAGGGTATCAAGCTACATACAAAAACAGATGGTAAGTTGCATGTTAGACTGCTACAACATAGAACGTCTACTGGAAGGTTTAGTGGAGCAGACCCGAATATGCAGAACATGCCACGTGGTGGTACGTTCCCTGTGAAGAAAGTATTCGTGTCACGATTTAATGGTGGTAAGATTCTTGAAGCTGACATGGCTCAACTAGAGTTTCGTACTGCTGCGTTTTTATCTCAAGATGGAGTTGCAATTGAAGAAGTATCTACTGGATTTGATGTACACAGTTACACCGCTGAAGTTATTACCAATGCTGGTCAGCCTACGGATAGACAGACTGCGAAAGCACATACATTCGCACCACTCTATGGGGCAACGGGATTTGGTAGAACACCAGCCGAAGCGGAATATTATACACACTTCAATGAGAAGTACCAAGGCATCGCATCTTGGCATTCCCGATTGGCTAAAGAGGCTATAGAAACACAGAAGATTAGCACTCCTAGTGGAAGAGAGTTTGCATTCCCTAATGTTTCTAGAAAATCAAATGGTAGGATTACAAACTTTACACAGATTAAGAACTACCCGGTGCAATCATTTGCAACTGCAGATATTGTTCCACTAGCTTTGTTACATATAGAAAAACTGCTTGACGGTATGGAATCTTGTGTGGTAAATAGTGTACACGACAGTATCGTAATTGATGTTCATCCTAACGAAGAAAGGCAAGTGATTGATTTGATAAATAAAACAAATGATGATCTACCAAACCTAATTACTTTAAGGTGGGGAATTGAGTTTAACGTCCCACTATTACTTGAATCAAAAATAGGTGATAATTGGCTTGACACGAAAGATGTTAGCTGATATAACTATGAAACTTTTTGCTAAAATGAAAGGAGAAAATATATGACACAAATAACAACGATTGATACCAATAATTATGCTATGATGGCAAAGGCAATGGGCATTGCAGGTGAAACTGAATCAAATGCAAAGTCCAGTACACTAGCGAGGCTTCGCATTAATCATGCACCAATTATGGGTATGGCTGAAGTAAATGGGAAAAAAGTAAACATGGAAGTTGTAAGTGGAGGAACATACCGCTTGGATATTCCAGATGGACCTAACTATTATGCCAACTCTATTAGTATTCGCCCTTACCTGCAGCGCTTTATGTATAAGCGATTTGTAAAAGGTAGCGATAAGTCACCTAATAAATATATCAAGACAATTATGGCTGATAACCTAAACATTGACTTGAAAGACAATGAAGGTGGCTTTAACTGTGGCAAACCTGCTGGCTATATTAAAGACTTCAAAGCACTGCCAGAAAAAATGCAAGATTTACTTAAACAAATTAAGCGTGTTCGTGTAGTGTTTGGAACAGTGGAAATGAATGAACCCACTGACGAGTCTGGTAATCCAGTTGAAGTTGCCTCTACTCCTTTTATCTGGGAGATTGATAACCGTGATGCATTCAAACTCGTAGGTGAAAGTTTTACTAAACTTGCGAAAATGAAACGTCTTCCTGTTCAGCATATGATTACTGCTAATACAGAAGAACGTAAGTTGCCAAACGGTAGTAGTTTCTATCTTCCTGTTGTATCCCTTGATGTGACAAACACATTGAATCTAACGGATGCAGAGCAAGAAATGTTTGCAAGTTTCATGGGTTGGGTAGATAATTATAATACTTATATTATCAACTCATGGGCAGAGAAAGCAAAAGATGAAATGAGTGATGAGGATGTAGATGTTGTTGATGGTCTTGTCGATATTGATATTGAAGATGAGGTGGCTTAATGCAACATCCAGCTGAACTGGCAGTGCATCAATACATGGAAGATGCTGTAAAAGGCAAGTCTACCATGAGTCCCGAAACGATATCTCAAGTGGGACTAGATGTAATGCAGGCACTTGCTCGGCAGTTTGATAGTGGTAAAAGCAGAGGGAACTTCGGTTTGCGTATGTCAAATATTGGCAGACCGTCATGCCAACTGTGGTATGATAAAAACAAACCAGAAGTTGCTCTGCCTTTGCCCACCACATTCGTCATGAATATGATGATTGGGGATATTGTTGAAGCTGTATTTAAAGCACTATTAACAGAAGCAGGAGTAAAATATGAAGATTCGGATACCGTCACTCTGGAGTTGGATGACAAATCCATTAATGGAACATATGATATTACTATTGATGGTGCTGTTGATGATATTAAGTCCGCATCTAATTGGTCTTATAATCACAAGTTTGATTCTTTTGAAACTCTAAAAGAGTCAGATGGTTTTGGCTACGTAGCACAACTTGCAGGTTATGCAAAAGCAGCAGATAAAAAAGCTGGTGGTTGGTGGGTAGTTAATAAAGCAACTGGAGAGTTCAAATATGTTCCAGCTAAAGGAATTGACATTGACGAAGAGTTAGATAAAGTAAAAGATACTATTCAGACATTAGAAACAAATGAGTTTAAAAGATGTTTTGATCCAGTGCCTGAAAAGTTTAGAGGAAAAGAGACTGGTAATCTTGTCCTCAATAAGAACTGTACGTTTTGCTCTTATAGGTTTGATTGCTGGCCTGATATGAAAGAAATGCCAGCTGTTAAATCTCAAGCAAAAGAGCCGAAGACAGTAGCATATATTAAACTAGGAAAGGAGTATGAAAATGGAAAATGATCTTGAAGAACTTGCTTCACAAATTAAAGAAGCAGAAAAACACCTAATGTCTTTGAAGAAAGAATATAGGGAAAGAAAAACTGCCGGGCTACGTGATGCTATTGAAGCACGTAACGAAGCAGATAAGGTATTGCGAGAAGAGCTTACTGCACTTGGTTATCGCACTCCTATGGATTTCTGGAGAGGGCGAGGCTTCTAGTGCCAAACGCAAAACAATTTCGTGCCGCACGAAAGTATGGTTATCGTAGTGGGCTAGAGTTATCTCTTTCAGACTTTCTTAAAAAACTCAAAGTTGAATTTGACTATGAGTCCATTAAGATTGAATGGGAAGACCTAGCCTACCGTACCTACACACCAGACTTTGTGTTAAATAACGGAATCATTATTGAAACAAAAGGCATGTTCACTGCTGCAGATAGACGTAAACATATTGCTATCCAAAGACAGCATCCAAAACTTGACATTCGTTTTGTTTTTGAAAACAGCAGACGAAAGCTACGCAAAGGTGCAAAGTCCACATATGGTGAATGGTGCATAAAATATGGATTCAGATACCATGATCGCATCATTCCCGAAGACTGGCTTAAAGAAAAAGGTAAGAACAAACACCCAAAGTTTATTGCATTTAGTGGTAACAAGATAAAAAGGAGAAAGTGACATGAAATATTCAAAAGCTACTATGATTGACCAAGACGATTTTGTTATACGAGTACGTCCATATCAAAATGATGATGGCTCGTGGAATGGAGATATTGATCTAGCGATTATATCACAACCAAATAACAAATTAAGTGATGATGACTATTATCAGATGATGTATTTCTGCAAGATGATGGCATCAACTGTTCCTATTATGGATCAAAACCCAAAAATAAGAGAAATTGTAAGCGAATACGTTGAGAATTATGTTGACAATAGGGCGGATGTTAGTTTAGAAGATGAGTATGAAGTTGATGAGCAGGATACAAAACCTAAAATTACTTCTCTTGACGGAAACATTATTTCTATTGATTTTAAAACAAAGGGTAACGCATGACAAAAGAAGCATTTAATTTAGCAAAAGCACTTAAGGCTGACCCAAAAAAGTATTCTCTAAAGATGTGGCCTTCTGATGATCCTACAGAAGATATGGTAAACAGTCCCCCACATTATAATGCATCAGGTATAGAGTGTATTGATGCTATCCAAGCCGCCACAGAAGATGGATTTGAATATTATCTTCAAGGCAACATTATGAAATACCTCTGGCGTTACCGATATAAAAATGGCAATGAGGATTTGAAGAAAGCCAGATGGTATCTGGATAAACTAATAGAGGTGAGGGATGCGAGTTAAGATTTTTATCACTATTGATATTGATCCAGAAGAATATCCAGTTCCAGCAGATGAAAATGTTGGAGAAGAATTAGAAGATGGCATTAGAGAATACTTTTACGATGTAGACGGTGCTGAAATTAGACACATGAAAACAATACAGGAGTGAAAAATATGATAAACAATTACTTACCTACAGACTATCAAAATTTTATAGCACTGTCTCGTTATGCAAGATGGAAAGATGACGAACAACGAAGGGAAACTTGGAATGAAACAGTGTCCAGATATTTTAATTATATGGCTGGGCATTTGTCTAGCAAACATGGCTATCAGCTTTCTGATTCATTGAGGGCTGAACTAGAAGAAGCTGTACTAACACAGCAAGTAATGCCGAGTATGCGTGCGCTTATGACATCTGGTCCTGCACTAGATCGTTGTCACGTTGGTGGTTATAACTGTTCTTATATACCAGTAGATAACATTCGTTC